GCTTCAGCTACAAACCTAAAACCACCCACCTCTTTCTCTAAATCTATGTTAGAAGTCTTAATTTCGTTGATTTTTTCGTTCTCTTTAGCGTTTTGGTCTTGCAAATCACTAATTTTTTTGTTAATTTTAGCAATTTCTTTGTCTCTATTGTCTATTGAGCGTAAAAGACGAGAATTTACCTTGCCGCCATCAATGATTTTACCTTGATTTTTGTTAAACTCACTAATTTGTGTTGATAGTTGCGTAATTTGAGTAGTATTTTGGTCAATTTTAGTAGAGTGTACCATAATTTCCCTATCTACCTGTTGTAGTTTGAGTGATTGTGACTGAAAAGCATTGGATAGATAACCAAAGATACCTGCAGATGTGATTAACATAAGTAATGCAACTGCAGAAACTAAATACCACTTATTAAATCCCTTAATTTCACCCCACATTTGTTTTAAATAAGTTGCTGCTACTAATTTAGCAAACTCCAAAGCACCTGCCATTACCATTACTGCGGTTGATGCTCCACTAAATAGAACACCCAATCCGGTAACCGAAAAGAACGCTGCACAACCGGCTATAATTAGTGCAGAAAATCCGACTAAATATTTAAGCCAATTCATTTATCTATTTATTCTTGTTAATTCGGAAATACGCTCTACTACCTTTCTTGCATCTTCTAAAGTAGTGTGAGCTTCTGATGGTGTCATATTCTGTGCACCAGTAATTCCATTTTGTAAAATCCTTAACTTGCCGTCTAAAGATTCCAATAACATTTGTATTTTTTCGTTGTATATCATAGTAATAAGTATTTATTTGTATAAAAAAAGGTAGAAGTGTTTAAACTCCTACCTTTCTAATATACGAAAAATAACTGAATTAACCAACTTTTAAGGTTAATTTTTTTGGTTTGGACTCTTCCTTTCTTTCAAGAGTAATTAAGAGAATACCATTTTTAATCTCAGCTTTTGCTTTTTTACCATCAAAGTTTTTACCTACTTGGATTCGTTCTTCAATGTCTGAAATTAATTGATTGAAAGGGTTTTCTTTGTCCTCTCCTATCTTTTTAGCTTTGATTTCAATTTTGTCCTCAAAGCAATTAATTTCAATATCTTTGGGGTCATGACCTAATACAGATAATGCAATTGTTGCAGATTCATCTTTAATGTCTACTGCGAATTTGTTTGGAACATAAGTTGTTGTTTTTGGTTCATTAAAGAACTCTTCGAATAATTTACTGTAATCAATTGTGTACATAATAAATGTTTTTTGTTAATAATATCCTATATAGTCCAAATACTATACCAAAGGACTACTTTTGACATTTTGACATTAAAGTATGTTATCTTGTCTTTCAATGATTGTCGACATATGGTCTGCCCAATGCATAATAAATTGTAACTTATAAACTAATTGTTTCTTTAAGTCGTGACCTGCTAAATACTTTTGATTATCTTCATCATACATACCATCAGTAAGTTTGATTGCAAAATACTCTTTCTCATTATACTGAATACCATAGTGGTTCAATGTAAAGAAAGTTCTATCGGTTAAGGTCATATATGGAATATTCTCATTACGAACAAATAAAGTTCCGTATTTCTTTTGAGACCATTCTTCCTGATTTGGTAAATAATGTAATTCACCCCTAACACCTAACTTTCCTAAGTCGTGATGTAGACAACTAAATATCAATTCTTCTTCGGTGAAATCAATTTCTCCACCTTGCATTACGAATAGGTCTCTCATTTTAAGAGCGTTCTTACATACATTAAAGATGTGGTCAATATACCCACCTATATATGCGTTATGATAGTGTTTTGAGCCAGATGCTGCAGATAGTGTAAGATTAACACCCAATTCTTCTTCGGAATACATATGGAGTAATTTCTCCAATCTTTCTCCTTTGAAATATTTCTTAATTATACCTATAAATCGGTCATAATTTGCTTTTAATTCTTGTTCTGTCTTTTGTTTCATAATTTAGAGTTTAATTGTTTATAATACTCTAATATACGACAAATATTTGACATTACCAAATTTATATTAATTTGCGTTCCAGTTCTCCATAAGGTAAATAGTTTGGAAATTTCATTGATATATAATCAAACAACACTCTACCATAATGACTATGGTGTTCCGGTCCAGGATGTAAATCATCAGAACCCAAATCCTTTTTAAAATTGTCTAATGCGGTAAATCTATTAAACTCTTGGTAATCGGTTAATAAATGTTTACCATCCCACAACCAATTACATTTTTTTGATTCTAAAAATAATTTTATTAATTGATGATTTTTATACCAATTTATAAAATCAGAATTATCATTTTGTAAAATATCTAAACTGCTTTGAATGGTTTGACCTTCTTCCGTTTCTAATAATTTACCCCAAACTCTAGTTGGTATATATGGTTCAATGCCATTATCTTCCGTATATATTTCCCTTCTATGTGGAAAGGTGTACATTATTAAGACTAAATCTGGTTTAATTAAATCATAATAACTCATTAAACATCTACATATAAAATCATTACTTCTCCCACCGGTTCCAAAATTAAAATTTACACCATTTTCAATATGATTACAAAATTGAGCAGGCCACGTTTCATTGTCGTTTACACCAACTCCTTCCGTAATTGAACATCCCAATGACATTACCCTAAATCCTTCTTTTTTTATACTATCACCTCTAAATCCCAATTCATTATAGGTGTAGGTGCATAGATTGGTATTATCGTTACCCGATGTTCGGTATTGATTATTCACTCTTTCTTTTAATGAATACTTATATGATGAAATTTCAAAAGTCTCAGGTTTCCAATATTCTAATGCTTTCATATTAATTTATTTGTTTCTATTTTTATATGTTCGTTTTGCAAAAACCAAAGTAATGAATATCTTTCTCCATCTAAAATGGGTGTTATTTCATGCTCAATTCTTACATCAAATATATAAGTATTTCCAATAACTTTATTTAATATAATTTCATTTGGGTTGTATAATTTAAAATCCCCTTCAGTAAAATCATCATTCAACAAAACTCCCACAGCATATACTCTATTATCTCTAATGTCGTTATGTTTTCCAAACCAATCTCCTTTTATAAACTTATGAAAATGTATTTTTTCTTTTATTTTTATAATTTTAATATTGGTTTCCGTTTCAACAAATGTTTTTAATTTATCAAATAACCATTTAGTTTCTAATGAATATATAATTGGTTGTGAATTATATTTTCTATCACCCATTCTCCAATTTGTGATATGTGTTTCGTTATATGATATTATAGATTCACATTCTTCTTTGCTAAATAATATTTTTTCTTTTATTATCATACGTTAAGGTATATGTATCTTTTCTATATTTTTTATTATAATCAAGCATATCCAAATGTATTGGATTTTCAATGTTTAAATAACTAACGACCCTATTAACGTCTGTTTTATTAATATACATATTTTCATATGTTATTTGAAATACATCTTTATTTTTTAAACGGTTTTTTAAATGTTCGTATTTGTAAATTGTTTCTATTATTTTATTTCGATTATCATTAATCCACTCATTTGTTATTTTATATGTATCGTGCCATATATCTTTACTATCGGCATTAATAAAACTTATGGCGGTGTCAATATTACTTTCCCTTGTCAAACATATAACTTTATCAAATTTATTTATAATTTCATTTGATGGCATATATTCCTCTACAACTATTTTTTTAATTATATTTGTTTTTTTAAATATAGATTCGAATGTAGTTTTATCATATGGAGTTTCATCTAATTCAATATCCAATTCGTTTGATATCCATTTACATAATGTAGTAGAACCACATCTTGTATGTGACAAAATTAGAATACGCATTATATCAAAGTTTTATTTGTAGTATCGATAAATTCATAAAGATTATGAAATAAATTTTGATTTTTCCATATTTTATTAAACTCTTTTTTAAATAAATAGTGTTCTGGGTGTTTTATATCCCACACTTGTTTCAATTTAAATTCACCCTCCGAAAATGTTCCCCAATTTGTTATTTTACCAAAAAATACATTTACCTTTTTACCAAAAATAGAATACATCAAATTATAAAATGTTTCCATTTCCATATAATTTGTATCTTGTACAACAAACGATGTTTTTATTGATTGTAGTGTTTCTATTGTAGAAATAAAATTTAAGTTATCGATTAAGGTATCCCATTTACCACCCAATCTTGTTTTATTTTCGTAGGTATTACGTGTTCCTGCATCTATTGATATCTCACAGGTTGTTACATATTTATGAACATTTGGCATACTATCCCACATTTCCTTTGTCCACATTGATGCATTTGTATGAAAATGTATTGATTTTAAATTTGGATATTTTTTTGGATTAAAATTTCTTAAATAATTCCTAAATCCAACCGAAACAAATGGGTCACCTGAACCTGTTATGTATAAAGTTTTTACGTTTGCGGAATAATAAGTATCTATTTCTTCTATTGTTTTTTCTATTCGTTTAATTCCGTTACTATCTTCCACAATCAAATCTACCCTACATGATGGACATTTATAATTGCATGTCCTATCAAAATTCATAATAATATTATCGGGAGTATTATTTTCTACAATTTCTTTAAAATTTATATCTGGTTTTTTTAAACCTATTGGGCCTGACGTTATTCCGTAATTGATTAATTTACTTAAATACGGACAAAGTTCTTTACTACAATATTTAAATGAACCATCTAATATAGAATTTCTAATGTCAACAATTGGTTCACTATTATAAACATCTTTTAATGGTATTTCATTAAGTTCCACTTTATTTGGTAACCAAGATGGACAACATACAAAACAAACATTATTGTGTATTTCTAATGAATTGAATGGTACACTACATATATAATTTTTTAAATCTATCATAATATATTATCATCTATAAAACCAAAAATTTAAAGCGTATCGTGTCCCGTCTGTTACTGGTTTTATTTCGTGAAATTCACGTCCTCCATTAAATAAAACAGCATCACCTTTTTCTAAATTTACAACTTTATCATTTATGTATGTATCACCACCTACAAATCCATCGGATAATAAAATTATTGATGTTTTATTTCCCGCACCATCTACATGATTTCGTAACCACCTCCCATCTTTATATTCTGTCATTTGCATCCACATTACTTTGTATTTAGGAAAATTATATTTACTCAACTCGTTTATTACTAAATTATAAATTTCTTCATTCCAATTTTTTCTATCCAATGGATAATTACTAAGTTGGCCCCAAATTAACCAAACAAACCAATTTGTTTTATATGATTGACTTAATACACATTCATTCTTAATTTTTTTTATTAAAGTATCACAAAAATCATCGGAAAAAATATTTTTATAAATTTCCATTATGTTATTGTTTTTTCATTTTTAGTAACCAAATTAAAAAAACAAACTAAAGAATATCTATTACCATTTAATACAGGTGAAACTCTATGCATCAAGTTATCATCCATAATTAACGATAATCCCTTTTTTGTTTGAATTTTTATCGATTCATTATACTGGTCAATGTACTCAAATTCTCCACCACTATATTCATCGTTTAAATATGTTACAATGGTTAAATCGGATGAATCGGTATGAAATACATCAGTTTTGTTTGTATTGACTGTTATTTTATTAATCCAAATCCCTTTATCTTTTAAAGTATATTTTTTATTATATGTTTTATATAAAAATAATTCAATATTTTTTTTGTATTTATCTTCAATTTCTAAATGATATCTATTGTAATAATTATAATGATTATATTTTGTGGAATTCAATTTTTGGCCAATACCTTCAAAAGTTTTATCTTCTATTTCATTTAATAAAAAATTAATATAATTTTCATCAAATAAGTTAGTTAATATGTTTTCATATATCTCTACCATTATAATAATTTATTTGTATTTATTTTATTGTAAAATTCTACACCATTAAATGTAGAATATTTTAATTCATATTGATTGTTTTCAAATGAACCATTATTTTTATATGGTAAAGATTTGTACTCATCTTCATCAATTATATATCTAATACCACTCAATCTTTTATCAAAAAATTTATACTCAAAAAATCCAACAATACAATTTAAATTACTTATTTTTTTAACACTATCTAAAAAATTATGAATATTTTTATCTCGATGTGTATCATGTAAAATTCCATCAAATTTTTTATTTAAAGTTGGGATTATATTAACCCAATCCCCTAATAGTATTTTTACATTCGATTTATCCTTTGCCCATTCGACTGCAGTGTGATATATATCAGGATGAATTTCAATTATTGTATGTGATTTAACATTAGGATTTTTTTGTATTTCGTCCGCAGACAGATGCATTCCAAATCCTATTTCTAATATATCACCTCCATTTTTTGTAACTAAATTAGCCAATTGTTTCATTAATTTTAATTCACCGACATGCATCACAGCTTCACCCAATTCCATAGTTTCTTTTATGAATATTGCATCTTGTGTAAAAACTAAATTTTCTTTACCGGTCATATTAAAGTTTTTGTTTCAAAAATTGTTTTATATAATAAATTGGAAAATTGAATATGTCCTAAAAAACTGAAATGATAATCTATAAATTCATTATTAGAGTGTTGTGATATTGTATTAATAGATGTTCTTATATTATCATCAATATCCCAAATAAATACATTATTAACTTTATATTTTAATTGGTCTTTTAAAAAATTGAATCTTTTATCTTGTCTTTCTTTAAATAATTTATTACTAGCAAATGATACACCATAATTTAAAATGGTTTCTAATTCCACTTTATTTTTATCATATTTGTTCTTTTTTAAATCCAAATCTAATGTATACAATGATTCACCATATTGTGTATGCCATCCAGTTTTATTTAAAAAGGGAACATCGAATCTTTCGAAAAATGTTTTTTGGATAATCACAATATCATTTTTATTAATTAAATCGTATACATCAATTATACTATCGATTATATAATCATTGCTAGCACCACTTTTTGACATATTTTTTATATTACATCCGACCATATTTGATAACAAATTAGGCCAAATATCATATTCTTCCTTATTATATTTTTGATAATAGTTGGTATCACCATCTCTAATACCCTTGTCTTCTCTACAACCATCTCCAAATGTAAATGAATCGCCAAATGTCCAAATTGTTTGCATATTATATGAATGTCTTGTTTGTTTTTGGTAAATCAAATCTATCATATATTGAATTATATTTTTTGATGAATTCGTCATTTAATTTTAAATTTGATTCAATATGTTTACTTGTGTTAAGTTTATCAATTTTGAATTCAAATCCAAGCTTATCACTTACCCATTCTTCTAATTCATATAACTTATTAAAGTCGAACCATTTAATTCTAGAATCGTGTAAATGATATTGTGCATCTGGTGTAAATAAAATAATCAACCACAATTTTAGTTTAAAATTTGTAGTTAAATTATGTTTTTTTATGAATTCATCTACTATCAATTCTTTTCCGTTACCTTCTGCTATTCTGATTGCGATATCATTTGAATTAAAAAATAATACCTCATCTATTGAAAGATTTTTCATTATGTTTGCGGAATATTCATCGTAAGTATTTACCAATTGAATTACGTGATTATACAATGAAATAAATTTCTCATGTCTATTTCTATAAACAGATATTATTTCAAAATGATTACCAAACTTTTGTTCTAATAAATCAATAGCTTCATGTGCATGTGGTAAGTTTCTAAGTAGTGTGGTATCATCTTCTAAAAAATCTATATTTGAAATTATTTCATCAAACCCAGGTGTATAATGTTGTATTTCAATACGTTCATCTTTTAAACATTTTAACATAAAAGAAGAAGATGCACATCTTGGCAAACTAATGTATATAAATTTATTGTTTACTAACATTATAATAGTGTTTTTTTAAATTCTTTAATTTCTCGTAGTTTAATCCAAGTTACAATTGAATACCTAATACCGGTGTTGATTGGGTTAACCTTATGTTCTATGTTAGAATTAAAAATAAACATATTACCATTACCTTGTTCAAAGGTAATAATCTCATCATCTATATTTTTATATAATAATTCACCACCAGTATAATCATCGTTTAATTGAATAACAACTGAACAAAATCTTTGTTCAAATCCCTTACCCGCATCGGTATGCCACCCATAGTGGCCACCTAAACCATATTTGGTAAATTGAAATGATTCAATCATATCTAATTCATAACCTTTAATTTTTATCTTATTTCTTAAAAATAATTCTAATTTATCTCTAAGCCAAGCTATTTCTATAAATAAAATTTCAGAATCTCTAATACGTTTTAAATCTTCTCCTACCAGATTTGAACCTATTTCGGCCTTTTTTAAATCTGAATTATTAAAATTGTTGATAATAGTATCACACTCAACTGATGTTAGGAAATTTGTAACTGTTTTAATAAAATACATAAATTAAATAATTGTATTTTTGTTTTTGTGACCATTTTCTTTATAAAATGATTTATCAACATTTTCCCATTTTTTTAGAGGACATGCATTAAATTTTTTACTAAATACTTTTTTTGAAATTGGACACCCACAATCTTTACAATACTCATCCCCTATGATTGCTCTTTTTCCAAAATGTTCACACCCTCTACATATTTCGTATCGTAATTGTGCTAATTGTTGTCGTTCGGGATTTTTAGCATATGATGCAGCCCATGCTTCTATTACTTCACCTATATTGAACATATAACTTATTTTATAAAATTAAATACTATGAATTGGCACTTATAATAAGGCCACCAATTTGTGTCATAATATTATTCATAGTTTCTATTTCTGTATTTGTAATCATAATAATAATTTTTAATTTTAGTATTGAGGACAGTTGTTACAACCGGTTACACATCTGGATACGGGTCCACAACAATATGATGCAAACTTAGGGCAGCTTACTGTTTGGTAACAACCATAAGCTGAACATCCTACATTGTGTTCAATTGCTACGAATGATGCATCAGAATCAGGCGATTTAGTTAAAAATAATCTTTCAATATCAACACCAATAACCCAACCACCAAAGAATCCAGAAACTCTTTCAATGGATTGAACTTCTTTCATCACAAAATTTGGTATAGTTTCATTTGTAGTATCGATTAATATAACGTTATCACCTATTTTTAATTTATCATCTTCATTAGTTATGTTTTCATTTAATGATAAGAATCTAACTTCATTATTTCTATATGATAAGTAAATAGAACCTTCAGTATCTTCCCACTCCGTTGCATCTGTGAAAATTATTTTCTTTGTTTTTGTATATGCAAATCTTCTTTCTTTAAGAATTATTTCATTTGTGGTATATGTTGTTCCAGATTGTAATTGTTCTATTGTTATTCTATAATTTGCATTATCATTATTATTTTCTACATCTTCTATATTTGGTATGTCGATAGTTCTAACCATATCTCCAACTTGCAAATCCGAAGCTGATTTAAATGAACCATCTTCCATTTGAACTAAATCACTATCTTCTAATTTAGGTTTTACAAATCCATTATCTATTGATGTGTAATTATTTCTAAGTGTTTGTAATTCAAATGTTTCAGTATTAAAACTTGGTAATTCCGTTAAGTTACCATTACAAAAGGTTGTATGTACTCCAATCGGAATACTTTGTAGTGTAGATGGATACAATATATTCATACTTCTAATCACTTTAATATGATTTTGATATAAATTATCCATATTCAAATAAAATTCCATTAAAAAATAATTCTCATCTACATTTTGTAAAACAATATCCAATTCTTCTTGTGTTGATACTTTAAAAAATTTAGGATATATGGTTTTATCATAGTTAGGAGCAACAGCCTTTAATAAAAAATTAGGATGAGCGCCATTGTCATTGATGGTTGTAATATTATTAACCAATTCACCATTTTCATTCTTATACGCGAATTGAGCACTAAATGTAGAATCTTTTATTAAATTTAAAAAATTAACTTTATCCTTACAATATGTATCATCTACAATCGCAGTAGTATCATATGCACTTCTAATTATTAAAGTTTGTTCGTTATCTTCTATATTTGGTACTGTAAGTGACGATGCATCAACCTTTAAAAACTCATATTCAATTCCTAATGTTGAACACATAGCTGATACTTTTTCATTAATTGGTTTTAATGCACCAATATAATAAACTTTTGTGAAAGCCTGTGTTTGTACGAATGTAGTTAATTGGGATAAATCAATTGATTCATCATCCGTTTCAAATTTATTATTGCTCCATCCAACGGCTGTGTTAATTTCAATTGGTTTTAAATTACCATCTTTGTCGTACATAAAGTCCGAACCTATTAATACTGTTCTCATGCGTGATTATTATTTCCTATAAATATTATATTTTTTTCTTTTTAACTTTATTGATTTATTATTAATCTATTGTGGATTATTTTTCATAAAATTTAATATTTCTTTAGCTATATATTCATATCCGTAGTAATTTGGATGTACTATATTCTTCGGTTTTAGATAATTTTTTTCCCAAAATGTATATTTTAAGTTTTGTTGCCCTCCTAAAATACTTTTTACTTTATTTTTTTTAATTAAAATATCTTCTTCTTCTTTTAGTTCATCCCAATAATTAGTTCCAAAATTAATATACTTTGTTTTGTCTATAAATTTTGAATATTTATAATCATTTTCTATTATAGTTTCGAATGTATTCCAAAAATAATATTTTATACCATATACTGAAAAATAGTGTTGTAAAAAATATACCATATTAAATCCAACATATTTGTAATATTCTTCATCGTATATATTTAAAATATAATTTTTAGAATATTCATTAAATAACATATCTAATTCATTTTCAGCAGGTCTTTCTTTTTCCAATTCGGTAAGCATATCCGTTATTGTCCAGGCCATCTTGTGTTGTGAAAATTCTGGAGGCATGAAACAATGATAATCTCTCATTAAAGATGTAAACCCAATAATTACTATATCATCTTTGATAATTTCTTTTTTTTCTATCATTCGTTGTAATATAGATAATGAATTGGTATTAGAGTTACCCTGTAAAGCTAGATTCTCTACCTCAAAATCATACCAATCAATTAACGATTTTGCAATTGGATGATTATTTTTTCTGTATTGTGAAACTTCATTTGCTATTGGTGGTTCATCGGATTTATACTCACCTGTTCCGATACCCTGTCCTTCAGTCCAACTATCACCAAATAAAAATATTTTTCTATATCTCATACGAACATAACTTATTTTAATAATCAAATATACGAATAATTATTGACATTCCCAAAAAATAAATCGGCGGGGGTTGGGGGCAAAGTCGTTTTTTTAAGAAAATTTTTGGAATAAGAATATCTTACCTCTATTGATAGTATATCTCTATTTATCACTCCTATACCATTTCCTTCTCTCTACATACCAAAATGGAAACTTACACATCCAATATATAGTTAGACCACAGGCAGCAACCAAAAGCAGTGGGGAAAGGATTATAAGGGTTACTATGTTTGATATATTTCTAATGAGAGATACCATTTCCGTAAATTGATGTGTAAATACCGACAAGCCCGACAAACATCCAAAAAATATTTAAGATAAGGTATGCTTTATTACTTCTCTCCCATGCGGCATAAGTTAAAATGATAGCATCAATAGTATTCCATATCCACATATAAAGAAAAGGAGTATCAGGTCCCATAATAGAAAGAGTACCAAATGCAATGATTCGCATCACTACTCCGATGTGTTCCATCCACTTAATTGTGGATTCTTTTAATAACTTTAGTTTCATATAACCAGTTTAAAATATATATTAGTTTTTGTAGGTTTATTAAACTTTATCTACATCATCACCTAATCCTTGATAAGCGTATCCAGTTGGGGTAGCGTCCGGTGCACTTTGTATTGCCCATATGTTAAGTGTTACCTTTTTAAATACCTTCGATTGAAATTTGTATCCGGTAAAGGTTTCACCTTCTTTTATACTACCTTGTTGTTTGTCGGCCTTACTGTTTTTACCCCTATTAAAGTTTTTAAAATTTGCGGTAGGATAAATACCCATACCATTTACATCTAAGTTGCGTTTTTTTCTTAATCTCCACTTTTCAATTGTTGGTTTGGGTGCTTCCGTTATTTCTATATCTTTTTTAATCTTATTGATTTCATCTTCTAACTCTTGTTTAGATTGTTGTAATGAGTCCTCTAAATCCGTTTTAGTTTTATTCAATGAATTATCTACAAATGAACCATTATCACGATAGTTTCGTCTGACTGCAGGTGACTTATTGGTATCGTTGTCTGCGGTTGCCTGTACTTTCTCTGTATATGATATAGGGGTATTAGGTAACTTTGCTTCATAGAATATATCCTGAATGAGGTTAAAGTCGTTTTCTAATAGTTTTAGTTTGTTTCCTACCTCTATTAGATACTCTCGTAGTTTGGCAGGGTCAAAAATAGTATCTTCTTGTTGTGTCTTTACTAATAGAGGAGTAATCTTATAGTGTGCTGCTTTAGGATTGTTAACATAGTCTACCAAAGAATAAAAATCAAAAATAGAATACTCATCCTTTGGTCTTTCACTTCCTCTATCTAATGTATAATTGATTTGGTCTATTAATCCTTGTGGTATTCCGTCTACTAATTGGGTTTCTGGTCCGTATACAACATCCGTTACACCTGCATTTGTGTTTGATTCATTTCTACTTGTTATAATACTATCTAAACTTGCTACATTTAATTCTATAATCTTAATAGTCTTACCTATTACTACCGATTTATCTTTTACCTTTATAGTTCCGTTTTGTACTATATCGTAATGTGGATTGTTAGAGTCTTTAATTAAGTTTAGAGTATTTAGAGAACATAAATAATTCTCACCTACCTTAACAATAATTCCGTCTGCAAGGATTAGAGGTTTAAGATTAGATTGTGGTACACCAATAGGTAAAGTCAATGGAGTAACTCCTTTATTTGGTGAGTCTGCGTTTGCTGATATAACCCAACTACTTCCTACTTTAGAATATCTCTCGGGGTTTTGTGATATTAATTTCATTATTTATTCTACTTCGTTATATACATCATACGCCTGTTCGGTTGCCTGTTTAAATGCTCTACGATATATAGTAATTTCTTTTAATTTTTTCTTTGTTTTCCTTATTTCGTATATCGACCTTTGTAGTTCCTTATATAAGTCAAATTCAATTGCGTCACATACAATTGCGTTAATCTCTAAATCGGGTTCAATTCTTTTAAATGATTCAACACCTTCTTCCTTTATTTGGTCTTTCTTTGTTTTAAATCCGATAATGTGTGCAACACCAATGGAAGTTGCAAACTCTGTCGCTACTTGATTGTATGTTTCTTCTTTTATCATTTATTTAGGTTGAATCTTGTTAGGTACTAATATTTTAGTTTTCATTACATTGGGTATGTTAGATAACTGACTTATTCCGAATTGTTGATTAAACATATCATTCCCACAACGGGTTAAGTAATCTTCATCGGTTTCGTCAGGCAATCTTTCACAATGTCCTTCGTATATCTGTACTAATACATCTTTTAATTTCATACTAATAAATATCTTATTTGTAAATAAAAAAACCCCCTACATTTTAAGTAGAGGGTTCTCAGTTTATAATTTAATAAACCTTTTTACAAAAGTCACTGCGTAAGGTAATACTTTCCACCCTACTAATACACCTACCCAAAACGGATAGTGTAAAACGAAATCTAATACTTCCATATTTAATTTAGTTTGGTTAAAAAATAAGTCAACTAATTCCGATATCGTATAAATAAGTATTAGTTAAGTAAAAGAAAAACACTTAATTTCACTTTGTGTATATCATACATCATGTCAAAATTGCTCCTATACACAAAAAAATTGACCCCGGTATTCGCACCTATCCGACCCGATATTACGCGAAGCACTTTTGTTGAGCTACACGTAATTCAGTGCGGTACGAAAGGGCACAAAGAAACCGACAGCATTTACGCCATCGGTTCATCCTATGATTAGGAGCTCTTTGTAATTAAAATAAAAAAAATGAAAACATTAGAAAACCAAATCTAATTTCTTTTACTTATGTAGTTTGTGTATTTAGTGTACTGCGACATCAACTCATTTGCTTTAAGTCTTTGTTCAGATACTACTTCTACTCTACTACCTATGTTATATTGTTTACACCACTCTATAAAGTTATTATCACTCATAGTGTTATGTCTATCTATCTCTATACTATTATGTTTCTCTATGTCTATATGTGTTATACTATCCATACTATATATTTAACTGAATTTATTTTTATTAAGATTGTCCGATTAAGCTTTAGCCTTTGCAGGATGTTGTTCAAAGATTTGTTTTAAGTATTCATCTTCATTCTCCATATCTTCTGCAGTCATATCGTTATACCTTTCTAATAAAGATATTGCGGACCTGATTTCATCCATTTGCTTTGATGCAGCCCACTTAGGTTTGCCGTCTTGCAATGATTTAATCTTCTTCATTAATACTATCTCGTCTTGTTTAAGTTTTTGTATTGCGTAATCCATTTGCTTTTTGTTTTTATGTGTGACCAACATGGTCTTAAATATTTATCTTCGTTTCTTCTTGCTTGCCTCTCATATGGGTTTCTACTATATGAGCCTGGGTACTTATCGTACTTTGTTAATATTGGTTGTAGTTGGTGTGTCCATTCGTGTATACAGGTCCCTATTAGTTCCCTTACATCGTAACAGTTGTTATAGTATATATGTACTTCATTATCCGTTGCATCATATTCACCACAATCACTATCCCACCCTATGCGGACTGACCATATAGGTTGATATTTTTTTCTATTGTTCACTCCCATATGTTTCCGGCACCATCGCAATGCCATATTTGCTATCGCTACGGCATGCTTTCTCTCTAAACTTTCAATCTTTGTGTTTAAGTAAATCATTCGTGTTATTTCGTTATAAAAAAAGTGGCTCTATTGGGGAGCCACTTTGTTAACTATCAAAGCTTTCTTTGTAAAGTAAATCGGAGAATAACCTATTTGTAAAGTAACCAATATGCTTTTGATATAGAGCGGTGAGCTAGAATTGAACTAACTCCTTTAGTCTGGAGGACTATTGTGCTACCCGCGGGCTTTTACGTCCGTGTGGATACCATTACACCTTCACCGCTTCATTAGGACGAGGGAATGAAATTCAATATATTCTCGCTCACCATTAATTAGATGTATGTTGCTTTGTTGAATACATAGTTTTGTACTATACGACTTAGAGCGTATGTGAACTTCACTACCTCGAGCTAAATTATTTTACTACTGATGTAGTATCAGCTACTGGAGCTACTACTGCTGTATCTACTTTTGTAGAATCAGTTGCAGTTGAGTCAGCCTTAACTTCACTACTTGCAGGTGCACCACATGCTACCATACCAATAGTTAACACTAATGCCATCGCACCTACTTTAGCAGTGCTTAAGATAGTTGATAATCTCTTTGCGTTATACAATGCTCTTGTGGTAAAGAAATCTCTCTTTTGTTCACTTTGAGTCGTTGCCGCTTCGTTTAAGTTGTTTACTAATTCTGTTACCTGATAATTCACCTTTGTACTAATTTTCTTAGCCATATTCTTTTTTTGGTTGCCTTTAAGTTATTAATTGTTCAAGCTCCATTGAGGCGGCTTCCTTTTACCTCAGCTTCGCTTGTATCTTTATTGTTAATGTCTCTTTGTTATATACAATATACGACAAATTTTTGACATTACCAAATCTTATTTTTTCTTACCTACCGTATTTGTAACACGTAGTCTTGCTTGTATATGTGATGGGGTAAATTGATATCCCACTTCATTGCCACCTTTTGTCTTTTTGATTTCTCTCAATCTAATAGTATTAAGATACATAGTAAGTGAACCAATGTTTGGAATAATTTCACGTCCTGATTCAATCAATTCTCGTTTAACGAATTCAATTGTTTCGGTTGAGAATTTTCTACCTTCTCTTAAGGCAGCATTATCATACTCACCCGCGATACGATTAATCAATTGGTAAAAATCGGTATAACGGACATTACCTTTTTTATCAATATAATACCAAGTGTTATCCGGTACTTTCTCTCCTGTTTTTAATATTGTTGACTTTACTGTTACTATCTTATTAGTATTTTTCTTTGTTGTTTGTTTTGCTTTTGACATATGTCGTTTGTTTTGTTTGTTTTTAATATTGTGTCGAACGTGAGGTAACCTATGAAAAATATATACCCCACGCCGACAATCTTTTTATTTATCCGTATCTTCTTTATTACCCGTTGTAGTCTCTACACTAATAGAACCACCATTGTAAAATGTACTATAAGCAGTGTCTACCATCGCTTTGTTTGAAACTAATGCACCTTCCATTACTTTGGACGCAATCAATTCTTTTTTATCCTTCTTGCTCAATACATTTTTGATTAAGCTAGTCTCTAACTTATCCATTTTGGTTTCCACTTCGATATCACCTATGTACTTTCTTACTGACTCCTCATCAACAAAGATACGAGGTTTGTCCATCTTGGGACCTGATAACTCAATGACTTCGTAAATGTGCTTACCATCACCAAAGTTGAATTTCTTATTCTTTACTACGGCTTTATAACCTCTCTTACCTAACTTAATTTCTTTTACTTTACTCATATCTTTATTTTAATGTGTTGAATTTAATTCATAATGAAACTTTTGCAATTGCTTTGTTTCGTATTGGTGTGCGGCAGCTTTACCTCTTATTACTTTAACGATGAATAAGTCGTATACCTCTTGTGCGTACTCTCTCATATCATTGTAAAGTGCCCAATTCTTATTTTCTTTTCGTGCTCGACTAAAGTGTTTTTGTAATCTTAATTTAGCAGAGTAGTGGAATCGTCTACCTATTGCGGCAGTAATACCAATATAACTCTTACCATTTTCAGTATTGACTATTTCATATACTATGTGGTTTCTATCGTTTCGTTTCTTTCTATTCATACTAATTAATTTTATTTTACTATAATACCATACCCACCACTATTTGTGTTAGTTATAAACCAACTCCAATCTTCATCACTATAAAACCTATCCCAATTCTTACCTTTACTCAAACCCTTACGACCATTGTATTGTATAACTCCAATGTCCTTTAAGTTTTTTCGTATCGTTGAATAGTATCCGTTTACTTTCACTTGGTTTAATCTACCATCTTCTTTTAACATTAAAGCAATGATTGTAGTCCATGCTGGTTTACTCATTAACTCCATTGCATTATATAAATGTTTATATACTTTTGCAATCATTCTTTTATTAATACTATCATATCCTACTTTTGACTCCCATATATCTTGTGGTGTATCGTTTATCATATTACTTATTTTTTATTTTGTTATAGATTGTATCTAAAATTGTTTTGACTAAAGCGAATGTTATTATACTCGCGAGGGATAGTATTACTAACTCCCCTATTGATATCGTTTCTCTCATATTATTTTGCTTGTTTTGACATATCCTTTAACACTTGATATAGTATTGATAGGTTTTCTAATTTTTTGTTACTCAA